CTAGGGTTTGAGTATCCCTTTGCCTTAAGCATTGCGTATAGGCTGGCCTTGCGTGTCTTGATATTGTCACGCAATGCCTTCTCGTTCGGATTGCTGCAAGGGCCACCAAGCGCTATTTTTTCCCACCCCTTGCCGAATTCAGCCGTCAATCCTGTTGCAAAAGCTAAGGTCGACCCTTCGCCATTTACAGATGCGGTAACGAATGCCGCCTGCAATTGATCCAATGTCTTAACCTTAGCGGTTGCCAGCGCCTTAATAGTTAAGGCATTAGCTGCTTTAACTGCCTTAACCTCGAGCTTGGCCTTAGCCGCTGCATTGCGCACACTTGCTGTTGTTGCCTTAGTCATATTGAAGTATCCTATTTGTTATGCGTTGGCAGAATTGCCTCCGCCCTTATTTTGTAACACAGAATATTGGACAACCAAGGCCTAACATCGGTTAGGGCGCGGACCCCACCGGACCCCACCGGCCCAAACCACAGAAAAAAGTGCCCACCCCCCTCTATTACTATTCCGCACGTTGGATGTTGGGATTTTGAAATTTAGAAGGTGTTTTGCCAAACACCCCCCGTCATGTTTTCAAAAGCAAAGGGGGGAGGGGTATTTTTTGAAAATTTCAGTTTCCATTGCACCTACAGAAGTACCCTGATAAGAAACTAAAAATAACCACCGCACGCACGCAAAGGGGACAAGACCCAGTGCCGACGAAGATGATTAAGATAGAACCGAGCAAGGAGCACCCGCTCCCCTACGACCTGTCCGACCAAGAAGCACCTACGCACGTAGATGCTATGAAGGTAGCCGCGAACACCGCGGACCTACTGGACGAGCTTGGCGGGGATATCTCCCTGCCGGAAGTCGAAGACGAAAAAGACGAACACGCCATGAAGGCGCTGATGGAACAAGCCCTGCGGAAGGGTAACGGTAAAGCCCTGCAAACCACCGTCGGCGGGCGTGCCGCCCAGCAGTTCATGAAAAATTATGCGGGTGAGTTGTCTGCGGATACGGCGCGCATCAGGTCCGCGCTTACTAATAAGCTGCTGGAGCTAGCTGACCACGGTGATCCTAAGATAGAGTTGAAGGCCATCGAACTCCTAGGCAAGCATAGCGATATCGGGATGTTCACCGAGCGCAGTGAGATAAATATAAATTACAACACACCCGAAGCCCTAGAAAAAGCGATCAAGGAGCGTGTGAAGCGCCTGCTGAACACCCAGCTTATCGAAGTAAAACCCTTGGCTGATGCGGCAGACGAACTGTTTGCTAGGCAGAGAGAACCTATTCACGAAGGTGAATACGAAGATGTAGCTCCTGAGCCTGCGGAAACAGGCCAGCCGGAGGGGGGTGATACGTCCGCCGAAACCGAAGATGCTTGACGAAGTTAAGCTAGAAGACATCCCAAGTATCCTCCCCCTACTGTCGCAGGGGGAGCAGGAACTCCTGCTTGCTGAGCTTGAGAAGCTAGAAGACCTCAAGAAGCGCAAGAACGCGCAAGATCACTTCATGCCGTTCGTGAAGGAAGTGTGGCCTGCCTTTATATCAGGGCGGCACCACGCCATCATGGCCGAGGCGTTCGAGCGAGTTGCAGCAGGTAAACTAAAGCGCCTGATAATCAATATGCCGCCGCGGCACACCAAGAGTGAGTTTGCCTCCTACCTGCTACCTGCATGGTTCCTTGGGAAGTACCCCGAGAAGAAAGTAATTCAGACCTCTCACACTGCTGAACTAGCGGTAGGCTTCGGACGTAAAGTTCGTAACCTGTTCGACAGCGAGATATTCCATACGCTATTCCCCGGCGTGGCACTGCAAGCGGATAGTAAAGCTGCTGGGCGCTGGCAGACAAACAAGGGCGGAGACTATTTCGCTATTGGCGTAGGTGGTACGGTGACCGGCAAGGGCGCGGACGTGCTCATCATCGACGATCCCCACAGCGAGCAAGAAGCGGCGCTAGCGGAAATAAACCCGGATATCTACGACAAGACATACGAGTGGTACACCTCGGGGCCGCGGCAACGCCTCCAGCCGGGTGGGGCGATAGTCGTGGTTATGTGTATGGCGGGAGATACCGCAGTGTTACGCCCGGACGGGAGTGAGACGCCCCTGAAAGATATACGCCCCGGTGATATAGTGGCTACATATGAGAACGGCGAACTAACCGCGGCGCGGGTGAACAATTGGCAGTCAAGTGGTGTTGATGACATATACGCTGTGCAAACACGATCTAACCGGGTGTTGAAGGCGAACGCGAGGCATCCGTTCCTCGTTAAGCGCGGAAGGATTGAAGAATGGGTACGGTTGGAAGACTTGCGGGTGGGCGATTTACTTGTAGCGCCGAAGGGTGCGAGCGTCCCGCAAGGTCACAAACGAAGCCGGAAACGCTCCGAGCCGCAGCACGCTACTTACGACGAAATAGTTAGCGTAACCCCTGCGGGCCGGGAAGAAGTGTTTGACGTGGAAGTTGACCGTACCGAGAACTTTATCGCCAACGGAGTGGTGAGTCATAATACGCGCTGGAGTAAGCGTGACCTGACCGGACAGGTGCTGAAGTCCTCCATGCAGCGCGGTGGTAAGGAGTGGGAGGTCATAGAGTTTCCTGCAATCCTACCGTCAGGCAATCCGCTGTGGCCGGAGTTCTGGCCTATGGATGAACTAACCGCGCTGAAGACGGAATTGCCGAACAGCAAGTGGATGGCGCAGTACCAGCAGAACCCCACGTCAGACCAGAGTGCAATAATTAAGCGAGAGTGGTGGCAGGTGTGGGAGGGCGACGAGCCACCAGCATGTGAGTTCACCCTACAATCTTGGGATACGGCGTTCGAGAAAACCCAGCGTGCCGACTATTCGGCGCTAACCATGTGGGGCGTGTTCTATAAGGAAGACGATAATGGGACTACTCAGCCGAACATAATCCTACTTAATGCGTTCCGTGAACGGATGGAGTTTCCGCGGCTGAAGCAGGTCGCCATCGACCAGTATAAGGAGTGGGAACCCGACGGGCTGATAATCGAGAAGAAAGCCTCGGGCGCGCCGCTCATATACGAGCTTAGGGCCATGGGCTTACCCGTGCAGGAGTACACCCCGACAAGGGGCAATGACAAGATAAGCAGGCTCAACGCCGTGGCGGACATATTCGCGTCAGGTCGTGTGTGGGCACCAGCAACGCACTGGGCTGAAGAAGTCGTAGATGAAGTAGCTGAGTTCCCCGCAGGCTCACACGACGACTATGTTGATAGCCTGAGTTTGGCGATGATGCGGTTTCGTCAGGGGGGCTATGTGACTACGCTACTAGACGAAGACGAGGAACAAAGGTACTTTAGGGGCCGCAGTTCCAGAAAAGGGTATTATTAATGGCCGTCGATAAGTCGCTGAACCAAGCCCCGATGGGCCTCCCCGCCATGCCCATGGGTGGTCCTATGGAAGAAGATGGCGAGGTTATGGATATTGAGGTAGTCGTAGAAGAAGACGACCCCGACATGATGGAAATCATCCTAGGCGACGGTGAAGACGAAGACCGCGAAGCTGAGTTCGATGAGAACATGGCCGAGTGGTTGGACGACGACGTGCTTACTTCTCTGTCTAGTGACCTACTGTCTGACTATGAAGACGACGTAGCCTCCCGCAAGGAGTGGATACAGACATACGTGGATGGTCTGGACCTGCTGGGTATGAAGATCGAAGACCGGACGGAGCCATGGGAAGGCGCGTGCGGCGTACACCACCCACTGCTGGCTGAAGCACTGGTGAAATTCCAAGCTGAAACGATGATGGAGACATTCCCAGCGTCAGGGCCAGTGAAAACACAGATTATTGGCAAGGATACACTAGAAAAACGCGAGGCAGCGTCCCGTGTCCAAGACGATATGAACTACCAGCTTACCGAACGGATGGTTGAGTACCGCCCCGAGCATGAAAGAATGCTGTGGGGGCTGGGCCTAGCCGGAAATGCGTTCAAAAAGTGCTATTTTGACCCTAATTTGGACCGCCAGACGGCCATGTATATCCCCGCGGAAGACGTTGTGGTGCCATATGGGGCTTCCAACCTAGAAACCGCCGAGCGCGTGACGCATGTGATGCGGAAAACGCCAAACGAGCTTAAAAAGCTCCAAAATTCGGGTTTTTACCTAGGTACAGACCTAGGGGAACCAACAAACACCCTAGATGAAGTCGAAAAAGAGATAGCCAGCAAGATGGGCTTCCGTGCGGAGTCCGATGAGCGGTACAAACTACTCGAAATGCACGTCAACCTCACCATTGAAGACGATTACTTCACCGAAGACGACGAAATTGCACGTCCATACGTGGTGACAATGGATAAGGCGTCAGGCGAAATCCTTGCCATACGCCGGAACTGGGGGGAAGATGATAAGAGAAAAACCAAGCGCAACCACTTCGTACACTACTCCTATGTACCGGGCTTTGGGTTTTATGCTTTTGGACTTATCCATCTTATTGGTGCTTTCGCTAAGTCTGGTACTAGCCTTATCCGTCAGCTTGTTGATGCTGGTACCCTATCTAATCTACCGGGGGGCTTCAAAACTAAAAGCCTCCGCATCAAGGGCGATGATACGCCTATCGGGCCGGGGGAGTTCAGGGACGTAGACGTTGGTTCTGGCACCATGCGTGACAACATCATGCCGTTGCCATTCAAAGAGCCTA